GTTCGCAGTTGTTGCGTATGTTGCTAGACCTGCGGTCGCCGCATTTAAGTTAGCAACTTGTGTAGTAGATGATACTACTAATGGTGCTGTACCGGTTGCTATATTAGATATTAGTCGTGTACCAGTTACTGTAGAAGTAGACAGCAATGCTCCCATTTTTACAGTAGGATATGTTGCGTTAGCCCAGTCGATTACTGTTGTTGGTTCCGCCGCTACACCATCAAAGAATGTCCAGTAATCAGTTGCAGCATTTCTAGCAAGACCGGTATGTACGTATGACCCGTTATTATAGCTAGCAACTATACCTAAATCGACCGTGTCGCCGGAGTTATCTTCACCGATATAAATCAATGGATCCCCTACAACCAAGTCAGTTACATTACTATAGTTTACGTTACCAGTTACATTTAAATTACCGGTGATATCTAGGTTACCTGACAAGATAGTAAGAGCACCCGTAGTAACTTGTAGTCCATTACCAGCAGTTACTTTGTTTGTAGTTGATAGATTGTTTGCTGAAACGTTAGCGGTGAATACCCCGGCTGCCGCACCCATGTTGCCAACGTTGGCGTTACCAGTTACTGACAGAGTTCCACCTGTGATTAAATTTCCAGCAGAAGCGGTACCTGTTACTGACAATGAGGTTAGAGTTCCAGTACTTGTTATGTTAGGTTGTGAGGCAGTTGTTAGTGTACCAGTTAATAAGCTAGCGCCAATTGTCCCTGAGTTAGCGTATACATTTCCAGAGACAGTATTACCGGTCACATCAACCGAAGTTAAAGTTCCAACGGATGTGATATTTGGTTGTGCTGCCGTATATACAGTTCCTGCTACTAGACTGTTTCCTACTTGACCCGATACGTTAGCACCTGCTACAGCATTCGCTGTTGCCGCATAGTTTACTTGACCGGATACATTTGCTCCGGCTACTGAATTAGCTACTGCCGCAAAACCTACTTCGCCTGATACGTTAGCACCTGCTATAGCATTCGCTGTTGATGCGTATGTAGCTAAGCCAACAGCTCCTGATACGTTAGCTCCAGCTACACTGTTGGCAGTGGTAGCGTATGATACTGCTCCGCTTACGTTTGCTCCGGCGACTGAGTTGGCAGTTGTTGCGTATGCTACTGCTCCTGACACATTAGCGCCGGCTACTGCGTTCGCAGTAGTCGCATAACTAACAGCACCGGTGACGTTTGCTCCGGCAATATTAGTTAAACCTGATCCATTACCAGTGAATACTCCTGTATTAGCTGTTATATTTACCCCGGTAATTGTACCATTGACCCCCAATGATGTAAGTGTACCAACGCTAGTGACATTTGGCTGTGATGCTGTGGTTAGTGATCCAGCTACAGTAGTAAACACACCACCTGTAGCACCAATATTTCCTACGTTTGCGTTGCCAGTAGAATTCAACGTACCCGCAACGTTGACCCCGGTACCAGTCGCTGTGAGAATATTAGCATTACCTGCTACACTTATTGTTACGTTTCCACTAACGCCTACAATATCAACATTACTTGTACCGTTAGCAATAGATGAAACTGCGATATCACCTGCTATTAGTGTGTCAGTAACGGTGAGATTTGCTACCGTTACGGTGTTGGACGTATCATTAAAGACAAATGCGTTGGATCCGGCTAAACTGCCCTGATCGTTATAAAATACTTGTGTGTTGCTGGTTGTAACGGCGGGGAAAACACTAGTGTTCCCTCCTGATGTTTTGACAGCAATCTGATCGTTGTCGTCTAAAAATATCGTACCTTTCCCGGCAGCGGGTGTCGGTACTGTGTTTGCGGCTTCTTGTTTTAAAATTAAAGACATAATTCTTCCTATTACAAGTATTTATCTTTTTTGGCACCCACACTGTGGTGCCTAATAGTGTATTTATGCCCCTATGAATGTGAACGTTCCAGCAGATCCTAGTAATAACAGTCCCCAAATACCTAAAACCGTGAAGTATTGCTTGATAGAAGTGCCGAAATATCTATTTCCGACCATAACACACTTGTGTGTAGGGCTTATTAAATACCCCACAAAGTCTACCGCAAAAAACCATAAAAAGTATTGATGACCAAAGACCGTTGACATTAGCACAGCAAGAGCAACAAATTTACCACTAGAACCCATCAAAAAGCTAGCGGCAAATCCAAACAATGATATGATAGTCATACCATAAAATGTCGCAGGGTCTACTCCAGCAGATTTAATCATATCAGTAAAATATGCGCTATGCGACTTTAAATAGTTACCTAAAACTATCACAGCCGCAACAGTTAGTATGACTTCCCAATTGATATAGCTTAGTAATTTCTTAATATCCCATGTCTGTGTCAAGAACATGTACCATAATGCTAAACATCCAAATATAGGGAAAACATTTGTGTTTCCGCCCACATAGATATAGGCAGCTATTGCGACAAAGAAAGGTAGAACATTACGTATTACGGAGCTTATTTTGAATGGAACAAAGTCAATTTCTATATCATCTTCTTTGACTTGAGTGAATATGTAATAGAAAATAAACAACAAACTAACCGCTAATATAGGCCAAACTATACCGAGCCAAGCGGTATACCCTATGCCAAACATAGCCATTGGCAATATAACCGTTTTCTCTAACGGAGACCACATATAGTAATGATGCGTTGCTAGATAATCTACTATACCCATTCGCTGACGACCATGGTCATGACCACATGAACAATCTTTTTTGGTAATTGTATCTAATACTCCTGCTGATACAGTAACTCGACCCTCAATGGGAAGTACACCACTGACAGCACTAATTAAAAACAATACTACACGATTGCTTTTAAATGCTGATTTAATGTAGGAATAAACCGGCATGAAAAGATTCTGTTCTTTTGCTATACCAGAAACAATCATAATAAAGAATATCAACCAAAGATATTCTAATCCCTTTAATAACTCTAAACTCATTTATTTTCTCCAAAAGTGAAAGGGGCATTTCTTAGGTTCTTCTTTATGAAAATGATTGTCATACATTTTCTTGATCCTAGAACGATTTAATATGTAACTCATGCTATTGACAAAATTACGTTTTTTAGACCATATTTCATCGTTAGCGTTTTTATCTCTAACTACTAATTCAAACGTTTCTTCACTCAATGGAATAATGTGTGCTAGCGGTGTGCCTGCTGTGATTCTGCCTGTGCCAATTGGCGTATTCCAATTCAATTGAATATTGATTTCTGTACTGATACTTGGATCTAAAATCCCAGTCAATGCTTCAAACTCATATGAGTCAGGGTATGGTAGACTAGTTATTAACAATTTAACTCCTTTAGGCGCTATAACATGCCACGGCGTGTTTAGTTTCAATACACTGGGGTGTGTCCATTTAGGTCTAGGTAAATACTTAGCAACGTCTTTGTGACTATGCGCTGAAGCCAAATCACCGTTCAATTTATAGTTCAATAGCTCTTTGCTAGGTATTTCCCAACCATATTGTTCACCGTCAGTATTCAATGTTATGTCATGCCATGCTGATACTATATAACCATAGTTAAACAAATCGAATATACCTGGGCATCTATACAAATGTGGTTTCTCTTTGTTACTTTGTTTGTAGTCTGCTCGTACTGTAGATACCCATTTAGGTAAGCAATCTACTGGCTTCAATATAGGTACAGTGTCTACTAACCCGTACACATCACTATAAAATTCAATCTTCCGCATCTTCTAAACTCACTGGTGCTTGAAATCTGATGTTGAAGGCAATGTTTATTCTAGATTTATCAGACATATTCATTTCTACTTCATGGGGAAGCCACGCGGGCCACATCAATAAATCCCCATCTTTAGGCGAGAACGACATTGGACTTACGAAGGGGGCATATGGATTACATCCTTCAGTTAAATTAATAGGGTTGAAGTACACAATGTCCCCTGTGTCTTCTGCTTGTAAATAATAGCAAGCAACGTAATGCCATAATTTGTGTTCGTGCATGGCATTGCGACCGCCAGGCTTGTTGATGTTAGTCCAATATTTTAATTCACTACCTACAAAACTTTTTGTTTTTCTCTTATAGATAGGATCTATTTCTTGATAGTAATTGCCGGCTTCCGCGACCATTTCATTGAGTTCCTTCTTCAGCCATTCAATGTTATTGTACTGAAAATAACTTCTCCAGCACCCTCGATTAGTCCATGCGACTGTCTGGGAATTTCTTGCTTGTTCAGCTAATGCCTGGTCAATTAAATCTTGTCGTTGTTCTGGTGTGCCGACGTTTCTATAAAATATATCGGCACTTAATACAGGAAATCGCTTTGTCATTTTTGTACCACTACAATATACAGGCCGTTCCACCATTGTGTCTTATTCTCAGGGCTGTTGAGCATCATCTTAGAATATAGTTTCTTCAGTTTAGCTAATCCTATACCCATCTCTGCTCCTTGAACTACGCCCATCCAATTAGCATCATCAAATATCAATATGGCAGTATCCGCAAAACACTCACTATAGTATTTGACTGCTTTCATTGTAGTCTCTATGTCATGAGGACCATCGTAGAAAAACAAATCAATATCTTTAATTTTCGACTTGTCTACATTAAACAAATCAGTGTCGTGAACGTTGACATTGTATCCTTTTAAATTATCCAGAAAGACCTTTTTAGTATTATCGGGTAATTCAAATTCTTCACTCATGGGTTGAATGTCAGTTGTCCAACTGTCAACACAGTGCATGTTTATTCCCGCTTGGGCAACCGCAGTTGCTGTAGCCCCCATTGCACTGCCTACTTCTAGATAGTTGCTACTGCGTTTTGCGAGTGCGTACAATAATTTCTGAACTCTAGGGCTCGTTAATCCTTCTACTTTAATATCTAGGTCAATATTAGCTGAGTTTACTAATTCTTCTGTTACTGTAATTATTTTTGGATGCGCTACTTCTTTTGACTTTGCTTGATATATCTTATCGCAATAGTCGCAATCCCAGCAATCAAACTTACAATTCTTTATCTTGTCTCGCCAAGCATTGATTGGTTTGCCGGCTAGATTAGTATCTTGGATGTATTCTTCAAACGTATCAAACAAGTATTCTTCGTTGTTTTTGTAGCGTTTAATGATATTCATTGTCTCGTATAATCTATCGATAGATTCACGACCATGCATCTTGATTACGTCAGCATATTGTAGTAACTCGTCCCAATCTTCTTTCCAAGGTGGGAAGTTGGCAGTCTTCAACATACTACTAGGATCTTCATAATCCCACTTAGGACAACTCACACGGCTAATAGTATCATTAAAGTACTGAGCACCATCTTGGCCGCGAGTATTGTTAAATTGAAAATGCTCTTTCATGACCGGGCATCCGCCAGCACACCCTTCGTTTGCTAATAAGCTAATTTTGATGCCATACTTGTCAGCAACTTTGCGTATCTTAATCAATTCATCACGGTCACGCATCAAGTCACGGTCTAAGTTTACGTACTTAAATCCGGCTTCTGCTAGTTTAGCAACTTCATTAGCTTTGTTGGTGTCCCAAAGAATAGTATTCTTAATAAACAATTCAGGGAATTCTTTTTGAAGCTGACCAGTCATTACCCAATGAGTGTGCGGTATTGTAGCAGAACGTACACCAGCCGCGTAGAGCATTCTAAAATTAGAAATAAACAAGTCTAAGTTTTCTTGACTGGGTCGAACTAATGTATTATTGAACGTAGCAGATACTGGAATACCCAATGTGTGTTGAATGTGTAGTGCTGCCTCGATAGGGGCAGTATTATTGATATCAAAAACATCACCCATAGCATCTTGAATGAAGGGTGGCATACGACTAGTAAAGTACAAGTCGTATATAAATTCTTTATGATCCTTTAAGAAATCATAAAATTCTTGAAATTGTTTTGGATCTAGTTTTGGATTTATAGGAATTGAGAACATGCATCTATATATCGCCTACTTATAGGTCGTATACAGAACTTTCTACCCAATTCATATCTGCTTGTTGTTTTGCTGGCATGTTGTACCCAAAGCGTCTATGTATTACTACATTTAATTCTTTGACTGTACTACATTGTTTTATTTCAGCTTCGACTAATTGTTTCTTAGCTAATAATTTAGCAATGTTCGCTTCATATGCTTCGTGTGCTTTAGTTATTTTGTCAGCCATATCATCTTTGGATATACCCCTAGCTTCTGCTAATGATGACAACAATGGTACACTAGCAGTATGATCTATTTTATACGACCATGCTTCTGATAACTGAGTAGCCCAAGACGCAGTTTCTAGCCTAGATACTTCAGCGTTTATATGTTCAAGTCTTCGGTCGTAAACTTCATCTAGCATCTTTCGCAACACAATCTTCATAAAGACCGCGGCGCTTGCTATATCTTCTTCAGTTAGATAGTATTTAACTTTTGTACCATCTGCTTCAGTGCTACTGACGATATCTAATTGGTCATTGGCTAGTGTCTTTGATCTTACACTGATGTATCCAGAATAGTTTCCGGCAAATTTCCACGCCATAGCTATTTTTTCATCATCGATGATTGTTGCGTTAAGGTGTTTGATTGGAACGATATCTTTAACACTATCATCCAACCATCCCACAACATAATCTAGGTACTGGCCAACACGTTTGACCAGACCCATTTGTTGTTCATTTACTGTTTTGAACACTAGGAACATTATCGTCTGCCTTAAACATTAACTGTTGAACTAACGCTGAGTTAGGCAACATATTTTGCTGTATACCTTGGTTAACCTGACTTAGTAAATTGTTTGTTCTCATTTCATTTCTTACAAAGAAATCACACGCCAAACGCATTACTTCTAACTGTTGGTCGGGTTCTAACATAACTACAGCGTCCATGTTACCCACGCCTGCTCTGCCGTATGCTATCATATCCATAGCAGTTTGTTTAGCTAGTCGTAGAGTCCAATAATCTTTTTCCAACTTCTCGCACAGTTCGGGGTTATCAAACGCATCTATTAATTTAGTACCATCGGGTAATGTACCTTCCGGGCTTGCGTTAAAATCATCAATTACTTTTAAAAACAAATCACGTTCTTGTACTGAGTCACGTAATCTAAGTTCACTGCGCTTTAGTACGCCTTCCATTTTAAAAATTTCCAGATCATGCAATGCGGCTTGTATAGGACTAGATTCTCTGATGGATTCTGCTTTTTCTTTTTCTAATTGAATTTCTAATTGAATTTTTTTGTATTCATAGATCATATTCTCAACTGCCATTTCGCGGCCGTTCAATTCAATTATATACTGTTTTAACTTTGCGTATGGAGTAATTTGTGCGTTACCCACAAAGTTTTTTACTTTGAATTCAGGCATAACCAAATTACGGTCTGCTGATTTTTCAATTAATGCTCTGTGTTCGTTGCTTACTTCAGTAGTGAAATCTTTCATTTATATCTCCGGTTTAATACTCTACTTATGCCTTCCACGCACAGTGCCCAGAACTTCCTCCCGGAACCCCTGTTCTTGTACTTCCCGAACCAAGCTCATATCCTGTATCGGCTGTGTAACTAAACTTCCAACCTCTGTTGTTTTGTGCTCCGTCATACATACCCATCATATACTGCCAATATTGTCCCATGTCAAAATTCTCTTCTCCTGAATTACCTATAGGTTTAGGAATAGTAGTATATGTATCAGTACTAGTTATGTACTTTCTAAGATTATATCCGCCGTTATATCCACCTTCATTACCAAAGTATCCAAAGCCTAATTTACTTGAGATACCTTTTTGCTGTCCATTAACGTTAACGTTGGCAGCATTAGCTATTGTGTATGTAGTACCTGTACCAAACGTAAGTTTTTGACCACTACTACCCCACCAGTAACCTGAGGTCTCGTCACTGATTGACGCAACACCATACTGATAAGAGGAATCACCTGTTTGTCCAGATACAGCACCAGATGAAAAACTCTCGGTTGAGAATGTCCAAACACTAACATCTGCGCTACTGCCCCCTGTTACATAAGCATATTGTGTTTCTTTGAATATTGTACCACAATCGTTACGTGCAACTGGCATATTCCATGATGATAATGAGCCAGCGCTTGTTTCAGTAGCCATATTATATGCTACTGTAGCAACTGCTGTTCCGTCCCATGTTGGAGATGCACACCACATATAAGCAGTAGTTAAGCTATTCGCGCCTGATGTATAGTTGGCTGCTATCGATAACAAGTCACCTAAATTAGTCATAATATCGGTACTTTGGCTCATTCGATTTACGTTTTTCCATGGGCTAGCACTTTGATACCCACCTGCAACATAACTAGTTGATATAAGTTGTCTATATAAAAATGCAGTTCCACTAGCGTTCTGTGTCACATCCTTCCACAAACCACCATCATATATCTCCATGATGTTAGTAGATGAATTGTAGATAACCTGTCCTGTAACAGGGTTTGCTGGTCTAGCATTGCCGGCAAACACCGGTATGTTTATGCCATCGTTTGATAATACAATATTAGAATTTAGCTTGAATGCCATTTAACTTCTCCAGAAACAGTTACCAGAACTGCCACCTGCGACACCCGTACGTACACTACCAGAGCCTAATTCATAACCACTATCAGTTGCGTAGGTAAACTTCCAACCTCTGTTGTTTTGTGCTCCATCGTACATACCCATCATATACTGCCAATTTTGACCCATGTCAAAGTTTTCTTCTCCTGAATTACCTACAGGTTTGGCAACAGTAGTGTACGAATCGGTTGAGATTACATATCTACGTAAATTGTACCCGCCATTGTACGTACCTTCATTACCCATATATCCTCTACCTACTTTACTTGAGATACCTTTTTGCTGTCCATTAGTACTTACCCCAGACGCATCTGCGACGGTGTACGATGTTCCTGTACTGAACGTAAGTTTTTGACCACTACTACCCCACCAATATCCTACGAATTCCCCGCTGAATGCGCTAACACCATTCTGATAAGAGGCGTCACCCGTTTGTCCGGATACGCCACCTGCTGTAACAGTTTCTGTACTAAGATTAAATACGTCCACTGCAGCTGGACCGCCGCCGGTGACATAAGCATATTCTGTTTCTTTAAATATAGTTCCGCAGTCATTTCTTGCGTTACCTAAATTCCACCGAGTTGCTGTACCTAATGTTGTTTCAGTAGTCATGGCAAATGCTACTGTAGTATTAGTTGGTGTTGTAGGAAATGCGTCAGGTGAGGCACACCACATAAAAGCTGTTGTTAGGCTACATGCTCCCGAAGTATAGTTAGCTGCCGTCGCTAACAGATCACCTAGGTTAACCATAACATCAGTACTATGTGTCATTCTATTAACGTTTTTCCAAGGACTGCTGTCTTTGTATCCGCCAGCAACATAGCTAGTTGTAATAATCTGTCTGTACAGTAGAGCCCCGGAATATATAACAGGTCTCCATACATTTCCTTCATCGAATCTTTCCATGTAGGCTGTAGTAGAATTGTATATGACTTGTCCGATCACAGGATTCGCTGGTCTAGTGGCTGTGGTATATATTGGCATTACCAAGCCGTTTACTGTCATTATGTTGTTGCTACCTATAGAAAATGCCATTATGTGCTCCAAACGCAATGACCAGAACTGCCGCCAGGTACGCCGGTTCTTACGCTTCCTGAACCTAGTTCGACACCCAAGTCAGTAGCATATGTAAACTTCCAACCTCTGTTGTTTTGTGCTCCATCATAACAGCCCATCATATACTGCCAGTTTTGTCCCATGTCAAAATTCTCTTCGCCGGTATTACCGATTGGCTTATTGATTGTGGTGGATGTTTCTGTCGAGAACACCATGCGATTTAATATATAGCCGCCGTTCCAGCTACCATTTCCACCAGCATAACCACGACCCCATTTACTATTAATACCCTTTTGTTGTCCGTGTGCTCCGCCAATAGAAGAACCTCGCAATCCACCAGCTGCAGCCACTAATCCATTGCTTGTAAAAGTATGAGTGTTGAACGAAAGTTTTGTGTTCAATGGGCCTGTAGCCCAAAACCAACATGCGTTTTCATCGCTTACAGCACTTGTATCACCACTACCTTGTGCAGTATAAGACAACACCGTATCAAATGGTAAGTACATAGGTGTTCCGTAATACATAGTTTCGGTTGTAAGATTAAAAATATCAAATACGGCTGATCCACCACCTACGATATAAGCAAATTCAGTTTCTTTGAATCCAGTGCCCATGTCATCTCTAGCAATTCTAGTATTCCAATTAGCATTGGTACCGGCTGTAGTCTCGGTGTTCATATTAATTGCACTTGTAGTTGTGCTTGCTCCAGGGAATGAACCGTCTGTACTCCACAAGAAACCTCTGGTTAGGTTATTAACACCACTTGTGTATACTCCTGCATAACTTAACAGATCGCCTAAGTTAGTACACACATCTGTACTGTGTACCATCTTGTTTACATTTCGCCATGGGCTAGTATTTTGATATCCACCCATAACAAAACTCTTTACAATTATTTGTCTGTATGGATAACCTGCTGTTCCGGGAAATACCCCCAAGTTATTCCAACTACCGTTAGCGTACACCTGCATGTACTGGGTAGTAGAATTATAAATTACTTGTCCTTCGACTGGACTAGCGGGCAATGTCGATGAGGTGAATACCGGTGCCTTAAATCCACTAGAAGTTGCGTTTACATTTGCGTTGCCGCTATTACCTACATAGAATCCCATTATTTGCCCTTCAAACTATTGATTTGTTCTTTTAGGTCTTGTATTGTTTTTTCATGTTCTTTGATTGATTCTATCAAGTATGGAACCAATCTTTCATACATAACCGTTAAGTACTTATCATTAATTGGGCTGGGTCTAGTAGTTTCTTCAGCAACTCGTTTGACAGATTGTGCGCTGACACCAACTTGAAGTTCATCAGCTACACCTAAGTCTTTTGCTATTTGATTAGGACGATAGTAGAAAGTTTCAATAGCACATACTTTTTCTACTGCGTTTTCAATAGGACCGATGATATCTTTCAAATTGACATCAGAGTAGTTAGTGATAACGTCACCTACACAATAGATATTACCTGTGTTTCTGAATGACCCGTCACTTGAACGAATTTCTGCTTTAATCGTAGGAGTTGTTTGTTGCGCCGAACCAGATTCCCATGTCCATCCATAACCTGAAGCATCTTCGATAAAACTTCTTAGGCCCCAGTTAGTGACTAAGTTGCCGCTAGGTGCTGTAATATTACCAAAAGGACCACAACCTGTTGCTCCTGCGGATGACATATAATCAGTCCAGGCCGAATAACTACTAGAATACCAAGATATACCAGTACCGGCACCTGAACTTCTGTTAACCAAAATCTGAGGTAGCGTTGATGTTCCAGAAACAGAAACACTAGATAGTGTACCAACACTAGTGATGTTAGGTTGAGCCGCAGTTGTTACTGTACTTGCTGTTCCAGCAGATCCAGTGATATTTATTGTATATGTTTGACCGTTAACTCTAGCATTATCAATTGTACCGGTTAAGTTACCGGCTGGTATGCTTGATAATCCAGCACCAGAACCATAGAATGCGCCCGTGTTTGCTACTACGTTAGGTGCTGTTACGTTGCCTGACGAGTTAACACTAGACAATGTACCTGTGCTTGTTATGTTTGGTTGTGCTGCAGTTGTTACAGTACCTGCTGTAGTCGCACTACCAACAGTACCACTTACGTTAGCACCGGCTACTGAGTTAGCTGTAGTCGCGTAACTAACAGCTCCTGATACGTTAGCACCGGCTACTGAGTTAGCTGTAGTCGCATAACTAACAGCTCCTGATACGTTAGCACCGGCTACTGAGTTAGCAGTAGTAGCATATGTAGCTAATCCTACTGCCCCCGATACGTTAGCACCGGCTACACTGTTTGCTGTTGTTGCGTATGATACGGCCCCTGATACATTGGCTCCTGCTACACTATTAGCAGTAGTCGCATAACTAACAGCACCAGTGACGTTTGCTCCGGCAATGCTTGACAAGTTAGCACCGCTACCGACAAAGTAATTAGCAGTTACTGCATTACCTAAATTAGCATTTCCAGCAGTGACGTTACCTGTTATATTTGCCCAACCAGTACCTGTTAAATTAGCAGATAGTAAATTGCCCACTTTAACTGTGGGGTAACTAGCGTTAGCCCAATCAATCACGGTAGTTGGTTCAGGCGCTAAGTCAGTAAAGAATTTCCAAATATCATCACTATGATCTCTCGCTAGTCCGGTATGTCTATATGCTCCGTCGTTGTAGTTACCAACAATACCTATATCGTCTGTATCCCCTACACCGTTGGCAGCAAGATATATCAATGGATCTCCAACTACTAAATCAGTTACATTTTGATAATTTAGATTACCTGATACGTTAAAGTTACCAGTAACATTAATATCACCAGTAATACCAACAGCACCTATAATACTTGCGCCGCCACCACTGACACTGATACCACTGCCCACATTGGCTGATCCGGCAGTTACTAGATTGCCGCCAGTGATGTTACCTGTAGATGTTAAAATAGTTAATGTGCCTACACTAGTGATGTTAGGCTGAGCATTAGTTGTAACTGTACCGGCAGTATTTGCTATATTTGAATATTCTGCGTTTGGTGCTGTAGCAAAAGAACCGTTACCGTATAGTATATTACCTGAATTACCATCTAAATTTAGTACAGCGATGTTGCCGATACCTGATACATTAGCAACTGATACACTATTAGCTACTGCGGCATACGATACTTGACCACTTACATTAGCTCCTGCTACACTGTTTGCTGTTGCTGCAAAGTTAACTTGACCACTTACATTAGCTCCCGCGACTGAGTTAGCTGTTGTTGCGTATGTGGCTAACCCAACTGCTCCGCTTACATTGGCGCCTGCTACTGAGTTAGCAGTAGTCGCATAAGCAACTGCCCCAGATACATTAGCGCCGGCTACACTATTAGCGGTATTAGCAAAAGATACTTCTCCAGAAACATTTGAGCCAGTAATAGAATTAGCGACACTAGCATAATTAGCTGTATTGGCGTTCTCTACATTTGGGGCAGAAGAAAATACACCATTGCCATATAATATATTACCTGCGTTGCCATCTAAATTTATAGTAGCTATGTTACCGATACCTGATACATTTGCTACTGCTACACTGTTAGCAACTGCGGCATAATCTACTTCACCTGAAACATTAGATCCGGCTACACTGTTAGCAGTAGCCGCATAATCTACTTCACCTGTTACGTTGGCTCCGTTCAAATGTGTTAAGCTAGAACCGTTGCCGATAAAATAATCACCTGAAACATTACCTGTAGCTTCAACATTACCGGTGGCAGAAACGTCGGTAGCAGCCACATCCGTGAAACTGAATGTAGCTACTGTGTTAATATTATAAGGTTGTATTGTCGTTAATGCCATATTTTAATCCGTTTATATTATTTATGTTTTCGGGTGTTGCGTCTTGACTGCTAATATGGTATTATACCATTCTCCACCTTTGCCGGGTATCTCGTCATTGTTCATAGCATGCCATAACATATCAAGCTGATCCGATATAGATGGATACTCATTGACCCTACGTGCTGTATACGGTGGCACATAACTGGGGTCAGGTAATGACGGTTCTTCTGTTTGCTCTACTTCAATCCAGCCCGGTTGCGGAGAATCTTCTGGTCTAATCCAATATCTGTCACCAGTAACTGGATTTATGTAGTGTTTCATTGTTAAATTGCTATCCATATTAAAATGTTCCTGTTCCTGAATTATTATTTTGTGATGCCGATAATATCCTAAAAGGTTCGTTAGGTGAATATGGCGCTGTGCTGTATGCGTTTATCACGAACCCGGTGTAATAGAAAGGAGCAGTGACTCTAATTACTGCGTAACCGTCACTGCTTATATAGACTGTTTGCGGGGTGAGCCCGGGATAAGCATTTTGTGTACCCACATGGTACAATGTACCAACGCTAGTGTGAAATGTTATCGCTGATCTAATGTTTTGTGCTCCTCCGTAGGCATAACCTACAAATTCTATCATCCACATTGTGTTTCTGCCACCTGTAACCGGGACATTTGTTTTTAAATGTAGGTAACTGAGCGACCCGTCAGTTGTAGCAAAACAATAAACACCAAGCTGAGTTACCCAGGTTCCAGTATCATAATAAGAATGTAAACTTTGTAGTGTAGACATTAGAAAGCACTTCCCGAATTAGTACCATATGAGGCGGCAGTGATTTGTAAATCGTAACCTCTTCCATTTCCTGCTGTTTGATATCCGTTTAAAATAAATCCATTGAAGTAAGACCCGCCCGGAGCATATCCTCGTATACAAACATAGCCGTCAGATGATGCGTACATTCCATTAGCTTCTACACCTGAATAGCAAGTTCTAACTGAACTACTGACAATATAAGTACCATACGTATAAAATCCCCAAGCACATCTAACTGGCTGTGATGGACCATAGTTGTATCCTACTGCTTCAATTACTGTCATGATATATGACGCTATTGGAACGTTTGTTTTAAAATGTAAGTATGTCGCTGAACTATCAGTAGTGAATGCTTTATAAATGGATCTCTTTACAGCATATCCACCACTGTCTGGATACATATTTACAGGATAAGATAAGTATGCCATATTTAAAACACCGGTGATGTGCTACCTGACTGTGCTACGCTAAGTATTTGAAGGTCATATCCTGGGGTAGTGGGATTAGATTGGTACGCATTCAGTACCCAACCTGAAAAGTAGCTACTAGTTGATACTACTAACACAGCATAGTTATCAGAAGATTGATATACTGTTTCTGCTGCCATACCATTATAAGCATTGCTCAATCCAACATTAATAAGAGTTTGTGTACCTGAATAGGCATAAAAACAAATGGCAGAACGTATAGGCACACTTCCATTACCGTAACTATTCCCTACGAATTCTACCATTCCCATCCAACTTCCACCCTTTGTGATGTTAGTTTTGTAATGATAGTAATTGCCCCCAGAGTAAGTTACTGTATAGTAAATCCCTAGTTTCGTAGTATTACTAGACGGGAACGTACCCGGTGCTACAACGTTGACCGGAATAGTACCAAGATTAGCCATTATCTATCTCCCTTAAGTAAGTCAATTTCTGCCTTAAGTTCCTTAATAGCCTCTACAAGATACGCAATCGTTTTGTTATATTTGACACCCATTGGGTTGCCGTCTTTATCCCTATCAACTAATGTTTCTATAACTTCTGCGACTTTTTCAGCGATGAAGCCAGGCTCGTCATAACTAGAACCATCCTTCTTGTCATATATAACACCTTCAAGATTACAAACAACATCAAGTGCGTTTGTAATTGGTCTTATATTTTCTTTAAGTTTTATAGATGACGCTTCTGTTAGGGTTCCGCTCAAGTATACATTACCTGATACTTGAAGTGAGTATGAACCTACGCTAGCTGAATATCCACCCAACAATGTTCTACCGCTAGAATCTATTCTTGCTCCGATTGATGATCCGTTTACGTAGAAAGTATGACCGTATGATGACAATGCCTGATGGCAGACATACCCATCTTGATAATACGTATATGCTTTAGCAGTACCTTCTAATGCGTATATTATACCCCCGCTATAGTTACTGCCGCTGCCGTTAATAGTAAACCATCTAGCGCTTCCGCCGCCAGTAAGAGTTGTAGTTGTTCCTAACGCAAAATCACCACCGGTGCTTAATGTAGCACGTTGAGTACCCGAAGTATAAAATGCTATTGGTTTGTATCCTGCGGTTGAACGATAGCTAGATGATAAGAACATAGAAGTCCCATCATACCCCATGTTCAATGTCGCATCTGCAGCATTACCTTCTACCATAATGCCGCCACCGATGCTATCTGCTATAGATTTTGCAGCGATAGTTGGATTGAAACCACCGGCTGTTGCGCTAGCAGTACGTACTGTAAGCACTCCGGATATATTGGCACTAGTTAGTGTACCTACACTTGTAACGTTAGGCTGCGCCGCCGTTATTAATGTACCACCTAAATAGTTGGCAACGGCAGCATTACCTAACACGGCGTTTCCACTATTGATGTTACCTGATACTTCTAAGAAAGCTAGTGTACCTACTGCCGTAATGTTTGTTTGAGAGGCAGTTGATAATGTTCCAGATAATGTGCCAGCACCAATTGTACCACTGTTAGCATATACATTACCTGCTGTTATGTTGGCTGTAACTGCCAACGACGATAGTGTTCCAACACTTGTTACGTTTGGCTGAGAAGCAGTTGTCAATGTACCAGTTAATAAACTAGCTCCGATAGTTCCGCTGTTAGCATATACATTACCTGCCGTTGCGTTTGCGGTAACTGCTAATGTAGTCAACGTACCTACACTTGTGATGTTTGGTTGTGCGGCAGTATACACAGTACCGGCTACTAACGAATTAGATACTTGACCGGTTACGTTGGCACCTGCTACACTATTTGCGGCGGTTGCAAAGTTTGCTAAGTTAACAGTGCCTGAAATATTTGCGGCTGCTACTGAGTTAGCAGTTGTTGCGTATGTAGCCAATGAAACTTCACCTGTTACATTAGCACCTGAAATGCTAGTTAGATTGGCACCGCTACCTATAAAGTAGTTAGCAACCACACTGTTGCCTAGATCGGCATTTCCAGCAGTGACGTTACCTGTTATGTTAGCCCAGCCAGTGCCAGTTATGTTAGCAGAGAACAAGTTACCTGTTTTAACTGAAGGGTAACTAGCGTTTGCCCAGTCGATACTAGTAGTTGGTTCTGCTTGTACGTTCGAAAAGAATTTCCATGTGTTGTCCGTATGGTCTCGTGCTAAACCAGTATGAGCATATCCTCCGTCATTGTAGTTACCAACAATACCTATATCTTCGGTATCCCCTACACTGTTTGCCGCAAGATAAATTAAGGGATCACCTACAACTAAATCAGTTACGTTTTGATAATTCAAGTTACCAGATACATTAAAGTTACCAGTTACACCTATGTCACCTGTGATATTCACTAAACCAGTAATACTCGCTCCGCCTGTAGTAACACTTAAAGTTCCTACATTAGCTGTACCAGATGTTTCGATGTTCCCGCCGGTAACGTTACCAGTGACAGATAAAGATGACAACGTACCGACGCTTGTAATATTAGGTTGCGCATTTGTAGTTACGGTACCGGCGGTAGTAGCACTTGATACACTACCACTTACATTTGATCCAGCTACACTATTTGCCGTTGTAGCATACGTAGCTAGACCAACTTCACCTGATACATTAGCACCGGCTATACTATTGGCTACTGCCGCAAAACTTACTTCACCTGATACATTCGCGCCTGCTACTGAGTTAGCAGTGGTCGCATAACTAACAGCTCCTGATACATTAGCACCGGCTACTGAGTTAGCAATTGCTGCATAACTTACTTCACCTGCTACATTTGCGCCTGCTACTGAGTTAGCAGTGGTAGCATAACTAACAGCTCCACTTACATTTGATCCATCTACGCTATTAGCGACTGCCGCAAAACTTACTTCACCGGTTACATTTGAACCAGATACAGCATTAGCAACTATTGCGTATGGAACTGCTCCAACAATATTAGATCCATTAACAGAAACTGCTGAGTTTGCTAGTGTTGATAATGCCACATATCCGGTAACATTGGCACCTGCTACGCTGTTTGCTGTAGCCGCAAAGTTAACTTGACCAGTTACATTACCGCCGGGGATGTTTGCTATGTTGGCACCTTCACCTTGAAGTACCGGGGCAGTTAATGTGCCGGTTGTTAAATCATAAGTGAATCCAACGTTACCTTCGAAAGCACCGTCATTGTTAAACTGAACTTGTGTATTTGCGCCGCCGGGTGTCCCATTACCACCGCCGCCGCTTGAACTAGATAGAATAGTTACTTCTAAACTAGAACCATTTGCGGGAGCACTACTAGTAGTCAATACATTACCGGCTAAAGAATAATCTGTGCGCAATAGTAATACACCGTTGTAGTTAACTGAAGTATAATCGATATCAGTTGGTGTTACGCTCAATGTAAATTGAGTTTGTACCCCGTTACCAGTGAAGTCGTCTACTGTTACTGATACTCCACCGCCGCCACCGGTTTGTTCTACCCATGATAAATTACCAAATCCATCTGTCTGTAGTACAAAGTTAGCGTTACCACCACTGATAGTTATATTAGATACGTCACCTAAATTAGCAGAACTAGTTGCTATAAAGTTGTTAGCAGTAAGAGTAGTGTTAGCTTTTGTAAATGTTAGACCGGCATTACCACCAAATACACCACCGTCATTGAATTGAACTTGAGTGGAGTTACCGCCGGGAATTCCGTTTCCAGTCCCGCCACCACTTACGTCTATCAAGATACCGTCAACTTCAAATGTACCTTCTATGTCGATTGGTTCATAAAATAGACCTTGAAAATTAGTAGGTACAGTAAGAGAATCTCCTGCCGGAATAAAATATGGCATAGGGGCGGCAGAATTTCCTCCACCGCCTTCGATTGTAATAAAACTTAGATTACCAGCACCGTCAGTAACAATTGCTTGACCGTTGCTACCACCGGTAATAGTAATATTACCGATAGCACCTAAGTCAGAAATACCTGATACTGTTAAGTTAGTAGCAGTGACATTCCCGTTAGCATCAATTACATCAATCGGTGTCTCTCCGACGGAGAGACCATCGACTACGTTAAGGGGTTTCAATGCCATTATATGATCCTATATTGTGTTGTCCAAACTGTGCTGTTACTACTTGATGGTGTAACTTGAAGTCTTATCAATCCACCTACAATATTTACTGCTAGTACACCAGTTGATCCACCCAAATACACGGTACCGTATGTAGAGTAATCAACTGAAGTTCCATCAGTCACTGCTTGTACTGTTGCTACACTATATTTAGATCCAGTAGAATCTACTGCTTTAACTAAGTACTCAACACCAGTAACACCGGTCACTGACAAACTTGCGATTGTTTGATTTGCCGTAATTGCCGTAGTAGTAACTGTCGCCCACGTTGTTGTAGTGTTGCCTAATACTATGGCATTTGATATGTTCGCATCACCGATGACACCTAACACGTTAGTGCTAGGATCAAATGTTAGGTTCGCGCTAGCTGAGAAATCATCATTAGAATTAAATTGTATCTCATTATTAGATCCGGCTGCTTGTTGGAAGTCAACCGGGCTACCGTTTGCGTAATAATAGTTATCAGTTAGTATACCTAGAGGAGCAATGTTGCCAGTAAAATTAGCAGTATTACCGCTTAGTTCTAGGTTAACTGTCAAGTTACTTGTAACAATATCACTTGCGACATTGATGTAATTTGCGGTAGCAAGATTACCTAAGTTAGCATTTAGAGACTTGATATTACCAGAGAAGTTGGCTGTATTACCTGCTAACTCTAAGTTGACAGTTAGATTTGGAACAACTACGTTACCACTGAAGTTAGCTGTATTACCTGCTAATTCTAGGTTAGTTGTTAAGTTGTTAACAACTACATTGCTACTGAAGTTTGCTGTGTTTCCACTTAGTTCTAAATTAACGGTTAGATTACTTGTGACAACGTTACTAGAAACTTCAATGAAGTTAGCAGTTGCCAAGTTACCTAAATTAGCATTTAGTGTCTTGATATTACCCGTAAAATTAGCTGTGTTACCTGCTAGTTCTAAGTTGACTGTTAGGTTCGGAACAATTACGTTGCCACTGAAATTAGCAGTGTTACCTGCGATTTCAGAATTAACTTGTAGATTTGGTAGTATGACATTACCGCTGAAGTTAGCAGTGTTACCACTAAACTCTAAATTCACAGTTGCGTTATTTGTGACTACGTTGTTACTGAAGTTAGCATAGTTGCCAGTTAGAGAATTATTGACTGTTAAGTTAGGAACAGTTATCTCACCTGTCAAGTTGATAACGTTGGCTGTCAACTCATTAGTGACAGACATGTTATTAACGGTTACGTTACCAGAGAAGTTGGCTGTATTACCTGCTAACTCTAAGTTGACAGTTAGATTTGGAACAACTACGTTACCACTGAAGTTAGCTGTGTTACCGGCAATCGCAGAATTAACTTGTAAGTTAGGTAATATTACATTACCACTGAAATTAGCGGTGTTACCAGCAATCGCAGAATTAACTTGTAAGTTAGGTAATATTACATTACCACTGAAATTCGCTGTGTTACCGCTAAATTCTGAATTTACTGTTACGTTGTTTGCTACTACGTTATTTGTAAAGTTAGCATAGTTACCACTCAACTCAGTGTTGATTGTTACTTGGTTAATAGTTGCTAAGTTACTTACGTTTGCGTCAGTAGTAATAATAACATGGTTAGATGTTATATTGTTTGCTAGTAAGTTAGCGCCAATGTCAACAAAATTAGTAACAAATATATTGTTTGAATTTACGTTTGCGTTACTGTTGATGTTACCGTTAACTTGTGCGATACCACCGACTGTTAAATCAAGACCAATGTTAGCAATATTACTAGTGCTTAGATTGTTAGCAGTAACGTTACCATTACTCAAATTGTTCCAAGACAAGCTACTGAACGTTGCGTCACCTACGTTAGGTGTAGTTAGGTTAGCACTTGATTTAACAACAATATTTCCACCAACTACATCAGTAGTAACACCGTCTGTGTTTGCGCTGATAGTCGTACCAGTTATAGCAATGCCGTTACCTGCGGTATATGATCCTGCCGCACTGAATTGAGTAAATGTTAGAGCATCTGTACCAATAATTACTTCGCCGATTGGTGAAGTCATTACATATGATTCACCGGCTCCAGTCGCACCTGCGGTTACAAATACATATGATCCTTTGCTCATACCTGCGCTAGAATCAGGTATATATTTGTCAAAATCACTTGAACGTGTTAATACCCATGCAGCCGTGCTGTTACCAACATCAGTAACAACATATATACCGTTTTCAGCACTATTCGTTTGGTTGTATATCAACACACGATTAGTGTTTGCTAGTGCGATACCATCGATTGTCAAGGCTGCGTTTGCGCCTGCGTTAGTAAGTGTAGCACCGACACCTGGGTTAGCACGTGATGCTTGTGTTAGCCCTGTACCGTTTGTAAGCGTTGTAACTTCAGCACCATAGTAACCATTTCGAACTGTAATCTGATTCAATGCTGGTACTGTTTCAACCCAATATGCTTCGCCACCAACGATTCCATTGAATGAATTATCCCAAACAATACCGTCGTTAACAGACAAACCGTGGTTTGCGCTGAATGTAATTGTCTTTCCACCACTGATATCAGTAGTGGTTTGTGTTGTACCACCTTGAGCATATGTTGCGTTTAGACTTCCGGCTGTGTCGGGAGTTTCTACTCTAACAGGAGTGTGAATGTCCAATCCTTCACCTGCCATAGCATCAACATATTCTTTTGTCGCGGCGTCATGTGGTTGTGTAGGATCACCGAGTTGAGTGATTCTGTGTAATCCTAAATCTACAGTACCTAAACCAGTAGGCACTAGATATATGTTTTGATCTGAACCAGCCGCTGATAGTGTTAAACTATCAACTGGAGCTGTTATGTTAGCCGTAAGAACGCTACCAATTTCTGCTTGACCAGTAATGTTAGCATTAGCACCATTCAAAAATCCGTTAGCACTAATGTTACCGTTAGATAACATGTTGCCAGCAGTAGTGTTAATCTCACCAACTACATATAAACCAGTACTTGCGAATGTAGCAACGTTGCTATTTCCAGATACTGTTACTTCTACGTTTGCGTTTCCATATACTTTTACGTTACTATTACCATTAGCTAATGACCCGATTAGATTTGCGCCAGTTATGTTACCGGTTACGTTTAAGTCATTAGCAACGTTTATGTAATTAGCCGTAGCTAAGTTACCTAAATTAGCATTGCCGGATGTTAGATTCGCAGTGATGTTTGCGTTATTTGCGTCAACATTAGATGTAGTACTAATCAATCCATTTGAATAGATACCAGTTGTCCACAGTGCTGAACTCGCAACGTCCCAGTACAAGTCTGAGCTTCCGACTAACTTATTAGTATTATCTGGGAAAACTAATTGATATTGTGTCAAGTTGTTGACAACAGCATTACCAACGTTAGCAGTATCTGTTACATTCAATGTAGAAGAAACGTTAACGTAGTTTGCCTCAGCAAGATTACCTAAGTTGGCATTCAGTGTTTTGATATTACCACTGAAGTTAGCTGTATTACCCGCAAGTTCTAAGTTGACAGTTAAGTTAGGAACTACAACATTACCACTGAAATTAGCAGTGTTGCCGACTAGTTCTAAGTTGACTTGTAAATTTGGTAGTATGACATTACCGCTGAAGTTCGCAGTATTACCCGCAAGTTCTAAATTAATAGTTGTGTTGTTAGTTACAACGTTGTTTGTAAAGTTAGCGTAGTTACCGCTTAATTCATATGTTATTGTAACGTTACCGATGTTAGCTAGATTAGTAACGTCAATATAGTTAGCTGTTCCTAAATTACCTAAATTAGCATTATTAAACTGAGCATTACCAGTTAGTATTAGCTCGCCGGTCGCTTTGTCAAAAGTGAACAGTGTGTTTGCTCCGATAACTCCGCCATCGTTAAACAATATCTCAGTATTCGAACCAGGAGCAACTACGTTACCACTGATATTACCTTCAACGTTACCGATAAAGTAAGGAGCTACAACGTTAGCAGTAGAGTTAACTACACCAGTACCGTTAGGGCTTAATTCAATATTAGCATTTGTATTGATAGACGCAATCGTAGTGTCGTTTACACTCAAGTTACCAATAGTCGTATCGTCAGGTAGATCGTTTACACCCACTTTACCGATATATCTGTATCCAACTACATATAGAACTTTACCAGAAGTTAATCCAGCAGGTATCGTCTCACCAATAAAGTTCAATACACCTGACTGATAATCATAATAGTACTGTCCTGTACCACCTGATCCATCAGCGAAAATTTGTGTACCTGTACTGGTCGGGTCGGCTGCTCCTGAGTTATCGATGAAAACTTGAACGTTATATGTTGAACCAAATTCGCTAGGTATCCAATATGTTAAGTTTGTTTTCCATGTAGGATATATACCACCTATCGGAACTGTAGTATTGTCCGCTGTACATTGTACTGCGTTCGCTCCGGTATATGCTTGAACAATACCTGCTGTAGCTGCCGCTGTACCGGGTATTTGGTCAGCTTCTGTCCATAAAGTATCTCCTCGATTCAGCGCTGGGCTAGGAATTGATTCGTTACTAGGACTCTTATTAGTAGCAGTATCGGTCTTTGTAACACCGAATGCCTGCTTATATAGTAAGTCAACGATTTGTGATTGTGATACGGCCATAATTAGTTACTCGCAGTTTGTAATGAAAGGGCAGTTACTGTCTGTCCAGATGTTAAAGCAACTCTAACATAAATTTCGTTAGTGACTGTACTAGAGCTACTTACAGTACCAAAAGTAGCGGTAACTGATTTATTTGTTTGTGTTGAATTCAATGGAGCAACGCCACCAAGCGCACATCCATCTGATCCGTTTCCTCCGGCACCTACGTTTGAGCCAGGTACACCAGCACCAGCATATGCTGTTGCCATATTAATCCATCCGTTAGCACCTGATGTAGAATCTATTACACTTCCTGGAAGTGCTACCCACATGCCAGCGATATTTCCAGACCACTTAACATCGAACTTAGAAACTGATGTTCTAATGAATTTGAATGTGAAGTATTGTGTTCCGCTTCGTCCTGTGCTTAAATTAGGTCCAGCCGGTAAGTAACCAGTTGAATAGTTTGTTTGATCGTGCTTTAACACATTACCGACTACAGTAGCATCATACGTTTGTAATGTAGATGATTGACTGTTGAATTGTGATTCAGATCCAGTATATGTTGGGGTATTCCCTGACCCTGGATTTACGATACGATATGCTAATCCTGACCCAGAACCAATAGTAGATCCAATGTATACGTTTGCTTCTTCTATTCTTGTGGAAGAACTTGCTGTACCTGTTTTATATAAAACTGTACCACTCGGAGTTAGTGCCTGGGTGCCAGTTGCGTAGCTATTAAATGCGCTTACGCTAGGAGCACTTGCGCTAGAGCCAAATCCTGAGATGACAGTCGCTGTAGTTGCTACTGCTTGACTGCCGGCCGAAACATATAAATTTTGTGCCAATGGGGTAGTGACACCGGCTGATGAGTATGTTACGCTAGCGGGGGAGCCAAAAGCTCCGCCGGCTGCGCCAGTGATAAATGTATCAGCAGTTGGGTACATGTCACCACTTAAACGGTTAACGTTGAAGGTTACATCAAAAGCATTGCTACTAGTGTAGTGCGGTACTGTACTTGAATATTCGTATGTTGGTGAGCTTGGTGGCGTTATTGTCACTGACGAGAACTGAGGTGTGCCCGGCGCGCTACTATCATAATACCAAACAGTAGTATTCGTGTTGCCTGCCGCAGAGTCAGAAATATATACTTCGTTCCAACCTTGTGTTACTGTACCTGACGAACGAGCAGAGAAGACAGACCAGAAGCCAGCGGTAATGTTTGCGTTGGCGCTGTTATAATCATAGTTGTTGTATATAACTAGGTCATCGTATGTACCGTTACCTATTAAGGATGAGGTCAATGTTACGTTACCTGCGTCTACTCCGTTTAAACGTGATGCGATAAAACCGCTATCACCGGGGCCTGCTGTTGTTATGTTACCAGTAGTATAAGTAGATGTTCTTCTAACGGTTGTTACTGTAGTACCACCGGCAACGTTTTTGTTTGCGCCCGGTGTGTTATCTATTTGTGTAAAGTCTGCCATTCTATAAGTTGACAAACTTTGTATTGAAATTGTTTGGCTAGCCGGGAAGTTAGGTGGAGCAGGAGGTACAAGTTTACCTAAAACTACATTTAACTGAGCAATCGCATTAGATACAGATGAAGAATTAGACAGTGTTACAGCGTTGCTTATTAAGTTACCCTGAGAAGGATCACCCATAGCAATAGCTGTTGCTCCACCTGCTGTGTTTGCTATTACCACTAGTCCGGTGCCGTCTGGTTCGATATTAATATTTGCGTTAGTAGAAGATGTTAAGTTGGCAGCTATGATATCCGGTAAAGTAGCGTTTCCTGTAACGTTGAAAGTTCCAGTTACGTTAGCGCCTGTACCTGTTATAGTTACAATATTTGCATTACCATATGCTGATATTTCTACGTTAGCATTCGCATATACTTTTACATTACTGTTGCCATTTTGAATACTTGTAGCATCAATGCCAGTCAAGTATGCGCCATTACCAAAGTAATAATTTGCTGTTATATTACCCGTAGCCGTAGCATTACCGGTCGTTATGTCGCCGTTAGCTAATATGACGTTTGCCGGGACTTCACCTACTGAGAAGCCACCGACTGAGTTTAAGGGTTTAATTGCCATCTTCTTTTCCTATATCTGTATTTATCTTAATTGTTTATGGGGCATACTGTGTTATTAGTATTTTATACACCGCAAGATTCATATTGTCTGGGGTTACTAATAGTCTTAGACTATCCGTTATCGAATCATAATCAACATCAAATGACCCTATGCCCATATTAATGCTTAATCCAGCATACTCATTATATGTAACTACGTTACCATAACATGTAGCAAAAATCTTACATGTTTGTCTAGAACCAGTAGTGTCGTCAGTAGCTATAATTACAAATTCTACCCCTGAAATCTCGGATACTGGCACTGACCATAATAATTGGTCTGGATCCATACTAACAGTGGTTGCCGCATAAACAGTAGATTTATAAAAAGCGTTTGCCCCGACGCCCATTTGTAATGCGTCGGATACAAAATTTCCAGTTAATGTTAATGTGTTGCTATCAGGGTCAAACAAATATGCGTTACTACCACCAAACACACCATTAGCATTATACTGAACGGATGTATTGGCACCACCGGGAGAAAGACCAATAGAACCACTAGACGTCCATTGTAGATTACCAGAACCTCCAGTAGTCAACACATAGTTAGCAAAGCCTCCAGCAATATGTAGGTTTGCTATGTCTCCTAAATATATGTTTGGACTGCCGCCAAAGTTAACATTACCTACTGCTCTTAAATTACCTGTGCTTCTTAAATTACCTGTAAAGTTTGCTTGTCCAGTGACTACCAATGACGTTAGATTACCTACACTAGTGATGTTAGGCTGCGCATTTACAGTTACTGTATTCGCAAAGTTAGCTTGGCCAGCATATGTTGCGTAATTAGCGTTAGCAACTTGTGTTACGTTAGAACCATTAATGTTACTAAGTCCATTGCCATTACCCACAAAGTAATTTGCGTAAGCAATGTTACCTAAGAAAGAATTTGTGTTAACATAAATGTTACCATCAACTTCTAGTGTAACTAACGGTCCGACACTAGATATATTCGGTTGAGCATTGTTAGTGACAAATCCTGCGAAGGCTGAGTAGTTAGCAGATAAGGCATATGTAGCATTAGCAACGGTACCTGTTACATTAGCACCAGTTATGTGATGTAGTCCAGAGCCATTACCAGTAATAACACCTGTGTTAGCAGTGATGTTTGATGCTACTATATTACCATTGACCGATAAACTATTTAACGTACCAACTGTTGTAATATTTGACTGAGCGGCAGTAGTTAATGTACCTGATAGATAATTAGCACTTACTAGATTACCCCCTTGTACGTTACCGGCATTTATATTTCCAGTTACAGCCAACGATACTAATGTACCAACACTAGTAATATTTGGTTGTGCGTTTTCTGTTACTGTGTTAGCATACCCAGTTAAATTACCGACAAACAAGTTAGCAGTGGCTACATTACCTAACTGACTGTTTCCTACAACAGTTAGATTGGTAAGATTACCTACTGTAGTAATATTTGACTGTCCGGCTATTGTTATGTTACCAGCATAAGAAGCATAATTGGCATTACTTACACTAGCATTAGAAATCTGAAGATTACTTAATAAACCACCATCACCAACAAAGAAATTAGCAACTACGCTATTTCCTAAATTAGCATTTCCAGCAGTGACGTTGCCGGTAACAGATAGTGAAACTAATGTACCAACACTAGTAATGTTTGGTTGAGCATTTGAAGATACAGTAGATGCTACATTAGCACTGTTTGCTGATACTGCGTATGTCGCATTAGCAACGGTACCTGTTACATTAGCACCAGTTATATGATGTAATCCGGATCCATTGCCGCTTATTATTCCGGTATTACTAGTAATGTTTGCCGCTACTAGATTACCATCTACGTTTAGTTGAGTTAAGGTACCTAGTGTTGTTATGTTCGCTTGTGCCGCAGTAGTTAATGTACCTGATAGATAATTAGCACTTACTAAATTACCACCAGAAATGTTTCCAGCAGTTACGTTTCCTGCTACTGATAAACTTACTAGAGTTCCAATACTCGTTATATTAGGCTGAGCATTTGTAGTTACTGTGCCTGCTGTATTGGCGGCGCCGTATAGTCTTCCGACAAAGTAATTAGCTGTTACTGAGTTACCAGCAACAATATTACCATTAACATTTAACCCAGTTAGAGTACCGACACTTGTAATATTTGGCTGTGCGTTTGTGTATACCGTTCCTGCGACTAATGCGTTTGCTACTTGACCTACAATGTTTGCTGCCGGAACTTGTGTTAAGTTTTGAGCAACAACTACACCATTACCACCATTGATAGATATACCATTAGCAGTAGATGTTATCGTAGAATTACCTAAGTATATAGAGTTACCTGATAGGTATAAATCTTTCCATCTAGATGACGTATTACCAATGTCATATGTTACGTCAGTATCGGGTATCAAATCACTAGTAAACTGCGTTACTGATAATTCTGAAATATTTGCGTTCCCTGATACTTCTAATGAAGTTAGCGTTCCGACTTCAGTAATATTAGGCTGTGAACTAGCTGTTACCGTCTGTGCTGTATTTGCTGATCCATAGAAATTACCTACAAAGTAATTTGCTATTACAGTGTTTCCTAAATTAGCATTGGACCCGGATATATTTCCTGTTGCTGTTATTGCTCCTGCTACTGACAACGTTGTCAACGTGCCGAGACTTGTAATATTAGGTTGTGCCGCTGTAGTTACTGTTCCGGCTCTTGATGCGTTACCTACTAAATTACCTGTAAAGGTCGTAGCATTAATGTAACTTGCTTGTAAAGTATTAGTAGTGTCATTGTACGTAAATCCAGAATCACCACCAAACTCACCCGATTTATTGTATTGAACTTGAGTATTAGCACCGCCAGGTGTTCCGTTACCACCACCACCGCCGCTAGCTGGTGCCCATGTTAGTACACCAGCGCCGTCTGTTTGTAAAAAGTACCCGTTGTTTCCACCTAGTATAGTAACGTTACTGATATCACCCAAAGACGTTAAGCCAGTGATATTCAAATTACTTACTGTTAATAATGCTTGCGTACTATCAAATGTAAAGTTCGCATCACCGGCAAAATTGTTATTGTCGTTGAATTGAACTTGTGTGTTGGTGCCGGCAGCTTGCGTTGTAAAATTTGCGCCGTTGGCAAATTTAAACGCATTGGCGGTTACTATGTTAGCAGATACATTACCAGTAGTAGCGACATTGCTGATAATGTTACCATTTTCATCGATAACTTGTACAGCAGGTATTCCGACGCTTAAACCACCTACCAAACCATACGGTTCAAACATGTTGAGTCCTAATAAATTCTTATTATATATTTATCTCTATACCCAAATTAAATCTTAGGAAAAAAGTACCCGTGGTATCTCTTTTCTAAATATCATATGCTTACTAGACAACCATCAAGACCCATGTGTACACAGTGTAAAGTATCATTGGCAAAGCCCAATGGTAAGAGTAAACATGGCTTTACTAAGTGGCACAAGTACTGTGCTAGCTGTGCTAAGGCAACATATAACAGCAAGTCTGGATACTTGTTAAACAAGAAAAATAAATGTGAGAAGTGTGGTTTTGTTCCAGAAGATAAATGTCAGCTTGATATTATATACAAAGACGGCAATAAAAAGAACAAAGAAAAATCTAACATGCGAACACTATGTGCCAACTGTAACCGACTGTATCAGAAGAAGTTAAAGGAAAGCAAAAAGAAGTTGTTAGAAATAACCGTTGACACTGACTATAGACTATAGCCAATAAAAAAGAGCACCGAAGTGCTCTTTAGTTCCTTCCCGTAACACAGACCGAAGTCTGTGCTCCCGAACAAGAAGATTCCTTGATTATTGGAATGTTAGGTTCTGAACTGCGATCTCACCAACATAGTCAGCCGCGTTACCGAAGCTAGACGCTGTGTTAGTCAATTCGATATAACCATAACGTGTCATGAATGATACGACTGGTTCGAATGTAGATGGATCTAGAACAACACCACTGCTCATCAATGGGATGTATGGGCAATAGAATGCTGCAGCGTCAGTTTCGCTAGAACCCTTATAACCAACCAATACTGGTGTAGTATCAGGAGCATAAGAGTCAACGAACACACGCATTGCGCCGTTCAATGTACCAACAAACTTAGTGTTTGTAGGAGCTTCGAAAGTACCTTCTGTAGTACGTGCGAAAGCAGATGTTGTAGCAGACTGTAGAACAGTCAATGCAGCTGAAGAAACAACAGCCCAGTTACCAGCACCACGACGAGTGCGTTGAGCGATCAAGTTAGCAACACGGTTGATTAGAACAGCCAATGCAGCGTGCTCGTCACCAACGTAAGTAGCTGTACCAGATACAGTAGCTTGGTTGTATGTGAATTCAGTCGTAGCCAATGTACGTAGAGACAATAAGATTTCTTGGTCGATTTCAGCAGTAATTTCTTGTGCTAGAGCGGCCATGATTTCTGCTTCAACGTCAATACCATGTTGTGATTGAGCGTCTTGTGCAGCTTCAAATGTCCAACGTGCTTGTAACTTACGTGACTTAGCTTCAACAGCTTGACGTAAGATTTGTACGCTGATTTGCTTACCACCGTTGCCTTCTAAGGCAGCAGTATCATTACCAGTGTAATAGCTTGTTGAGCTATCAGCATATGGAGTGCGAGAATACGCTTGAGCGATCTTGAATGGGCTCAATGCTTCTTCACCAGCAGTAACAGAAGTTGCTGCCGCGCTATTGTCAGTCAATGACTGAGCATAGCGAACACGTAATGTGTGGATTTGACCAACTGGACCAGTCATTGGCTGAACACCGACTAGTTCGTTAGCGATAACAGTAGGCATAACACGACGGATAACCGGTAGAATAACACGGTTTAGAGTAGCGATGTTACCTGCTGTAGTTGTACCAGCTGAAGATTCAGCCAATAATTGCTTTTTGGTGTTTTCTAAGATAACACCCATTGTTGAGCGGCGTGTGCCCTTTAAGCCTTCAAGTAGGGCTTCTTTGGTCTCGTCCCAACGGCCTTCTAATAGAACTTTTGACATGTTTAATTTCTCCTAATATATGTCGTTTTTATAGCCCTGCTAAACGCTTAATGTCGATAACGTTATCACGTTGTTCCACATCAACTTCTTGTTTCGCAGTTTGTTTATCCCCAGTAATTACTTTTGACTCTGATAAAGATTGTTTTACAACTTTCTTTTCAGCGCCAGTGTTTAGTACTGCTGGAAGATACTTATCGAAAGCGGCTTGTAGACGCGGTGTCTGTACGCTTTCTAGTAAGTTACGCATTGTACCTGCTTTTTCCTCATTTAGAGTACTTAGCAAATCAGCCATAGTCTTCTCACGAAGGTTAGACTCTTTAATCATGCGAACTTCACGTTCTTTGCTTTCAACTAATTTCTTAGCATCAGCGACTTTGACTTGTGATTCAGATAGTTGTTGTTCCATATCAGAAACTTTTGCCATTAATTTACGTGTTTCAGCCTTATCATTTAGATGAGTAACACTGAACTCGCTAGCAAAACTTTCAAAGATACGACGACCAAAATTGTTCTCACGAGCAATCTTAATGTCTTCCTTCAACTGACTCATTTCACCCTTTAGATGTTTAGTTACGGCAGCATTCAAACGAGAAGAAGATTCAGCAACAAAACGTGCTTTCAATGCTTCTAGTTGTTTACGACCTTCTGCTACTAACTTAACTTTAGCTTCAACTACTGCTTGCTTGTCTGTGGCGAATTCTTTAATTTCACGAGCTAATGCGTGAACAATGAATTGTTCTAGTTTCTGCTGGCTTTCTAGTTGAACTTTGCGTTCAGCACGTAATTCTTTGATTTCTTCTGCTAACTTAGTTACCATAAAATCATTGAACTTAACTGCGTTTTCACGTAGTTTTTGTTGTGCTTTCACACGGTCTTCGTTCATAGCTTGTCTTTCTGATTGAAATTCTTGAATTTCAGTAGATAGACTTTCACTAACCATCTTATCAAGGGCTTCTACCATCACGCTTCTGTCATGTTCATAACGTTGTGCGAATTCTTCACGTAATTCGGCACGTACTTGCTCTTTGGCTTCATTCAATTTGGATGCCCATGCCTCATTAATAGCGACACTAGTTTCCTCATTGATAAGACCACTTTCAAGTAATGGTTTGATAGCATCTAACATGCTTAATCCCCTTTATTTAATTTTGAGATCCTTGATAAGACGAGTAACCTCTTCTCTCAAGTATCTCTGTACTTTCGCATCGCTCTGAGCATCTTTTGCTATCTCAAGCGTTCTATGACCATGACGCATATTCATCATACCTTCATAAATTGCTTTAGGATAAGCATTAGGTGCGCTCGGTTGAGCAACGATATCCACAGTAACTATTTCAAAGTCACTGACACGGCCGTCTAAGTCATTCACGTTTCCGCTACCACGACTAGATACGCCTAGTTTGACACCACTCTCCAACATTGTAGACACTAACTGTCCCATTGGAGTTGGTAAAATCTTTAGTTTTCCGAATCCGTTCGCGCCGTCCATCCACATTTGAGTAATCATATGTGAAACACGGTCTAAGTTAATCTTCAAATCATCAGGGTGATCGACTTCACCTAAGACTGAATATCCGGTAGAGATTTGTTCGTTGAGAGTATTGACGGCTGATTCAATTTCGGAAACAGGGTAAACACGCTCATTAGCGTTTTTTACCCCGCCCTGAATAAAAATCCCTTTCATATAAAGAGATTTTTCTTTGCCTTCACCTGACGACTCAACGACCATGCTAGCACGGTCGAATGTCAGATGTTCTTTGAGATACAAAGCCATTTCTCTCAGATTCCTTAGATACGCTTCTTAGCGGTTCTTGACTCAGCTACTGGGCTCTTTACTGCTCCTGCTTCGTCTTTTGTAACTGGCTTAGGTGTTGACTCACCTTTTTCTTTGAAGTTACCTGCGCCTGGGGCATTCTTAAATGATCCAGCACCTTTAACTTGTGTCTCGCCTTTAGCATAAGCATTGCTTGGTCCTTTTGGACTTGTTGGAACTGCTTCGCTAGCACCACTGAATTTAACTGGCTTAGAATCCATGCCAGCTTGACCACTGTTTACTAGACCAGGGCTCTTTGTTTGAGCACCATTGTCACCGTGTGTTACAGAAACTTTTTGTAACTGAACAGCTTCCATCATTGCAGCTTCTTCATCTTCTTCTGCGGCACCAAAGTCTTCTTCAGCATCGCCAAAATCTTCTTCACCGGCTACTTCTTCTTCACCGCCCATGATTTCTTCAAACTCAGCCATCAACTGGTCTAGTTTGTCTTCCAAATCAACAACACGGTCTTCTAGGCCTTCTTCACCGCCTTCTAGGTCTAGTTCTTCGTCGCCGCCGTCTAGATCGATAACTTCGTCTTCACCTTCGTCATCACCTAGGTCTAAATCTTCGTCTTCACCTTCTGCCATGCCTTCTTCGTCACCAGCAACAGTGTCACCGATTTCGTCTAGCAAGTCAGCAGTTTGACCTGCCATTTCGTCTTCCATGATTGATTCATAGATTTCACGTGACTTTTCAACTACGATGTCGTGGAATAAAGCACGGGCTTGGTCTTCGTTC